AATTTCTTGGAAACAATAACATCGTAAGTTCCAGGAATAATCTTAATATTTTCTACTTTGAAGTTAAAGGTAAATTCACTGTCAGTTTCACCAACAATAATAGAGAACTCGTTAGAGGTGTCGTTCTTTTTATCTCTAACAACAAGTTTAACGACTCCTGCCTCACCAACTGCAGATAGGTCTGGAAGTTGATACACAGCAGATGCTTTAATCAGTTTATCGAGTTGAGAGTGCTCCAGTTGGAAGCATACATCTTGAGAAGGAAGTTCAAGTTCCTTATCGGGTGGAGTCACAATTACTTCTGGGTCAGCAAAGAAATACTTTACCCTGCGTTTACCTTCTCGAATAATAAGATGAGTATCATTAGAAAAATCAAGGTCTGGATCTTGGTGCAAACTCAAACCATTAAGAAACTGGTTAAGGTCATAAATCGCAAAGTCTTTAGGGAAAGTTTCTTTAACTTCTGCTTCGGCAAGAATGTTTTTCATCACGCTAATTGTGCGGAGTTTTGAACCATTCTTAACCAAAATAGATTGATTAATAGAAGCAAAGTTTTTAAGGGTTGTAATAGTTTCAGGGGAAAGTTTCATATTAAAAAATTATTCTCACTTGTTTTCAATAAGATTTAGATGATTAATCAAAAGCATCGTATAGTGGAGGACTTTAAACAGATCCTGTCTGGGAGTACCCTTTACATCATAACGATCAATGTACTTGGTCACATTACCAGCACAAAATCCTTCACGACGATTATGCTTGATTTTATCTAGTGTTTGCTCTTTTCCACCACCAGTTCTATCCACATAGTGCTGACTGTAAGTACCTGCAAGATATTCTTCAAGTTGTTTGAGGATTTTGTCTTCATTATACTTCCAAAATCCATTTTTATTTGTTTGAGTATTCATATTAAATGTAATTGTATCGGGAGAATAGTGGGGGTTTCCCGTAAGACTAATTCCATCATCATACCAAAAATCTTGAGATGAGGAGTTTTCACTAGGATATTTCAAATCTAGATAATTTTCTTCCACTTTAACTTCATTACTAAAGGTCCTTTTTAAGTATATCAGGTTTCTCGGAACAGTCAAGAAGAAATTTTGCTGAATCCTTTAACTTTTTCAAACTTAATAATATTTTCAAAATGGTCTATCATCTCATCAGTTTTATGAGATATTACAAAAATATTAGAGTCCTGGATAACATATTTTATTATTTTAATAAAGTATTCTATTCCAACTCCATCCAAGGAACTGTCAAATACTTCATCAAGAATTAGAAGATTTGTATTTACTGAATTTTTCATTCTTGCAATTTCCCTCCAAGTAAAAAGAATAGCAAGATTAATTCTCATTTTTTCACCTTCACTAAAAGATTCATATGAAAAATCCTCATGTATTGGTGATTTTATTTTCTCATTAAACTCCTCATCGAAATTAAAGTTGATATAAAAATCCATCATCTGCAAATACTTATTAATTTGCATATTCATCAGGGGCAAATATTTTTTAATGATTTTTGCCTTTATACCACCATCTTTCAGCAGAGAACTAACAAAATTAAAATAAGAAACATCTTCTTTATACTTGCATTTTGAATTGCTAATTGCTTTTAATTCATCTTGAAGTTTTTTTAACTTTTTTCTTTCAGTATTTGTGTTTTTAATTCCGTTGATAATCTCTTGAATTTCACATTCAAGTTCCTTTGACTGTCTATTAAATTGAGAGATTTTAATGTTGTTGCTAGAAATTTCATTGTTTATTGTGTTAATTTGCTTTGCAATTTTTGCAAATTCAGATTCCCTAAGTTCTTCATTTTCTATGAGAGTCTTAATTTCTTTATAACCAACTTCAATTTCTTTTACTTTATCTTGAAACTCACTAAGTTTATTTAACCTAAAATCCTCATCAATGGTTTGGGTGCAAGTAGGGCATACCGTATTATTATCAAAAAATTGATGCTGCTCTTTAATTGTTGATGCCTTTTGGGATAGTTTGCCTTTTAGAGAAGAAAGTTGTTTGAGTTTTTTTGTTGGGTCTCCAAGTTCTTCACTTTTCTTTTGCAAATCAGCAGATGCAGAATTCTTTTTATCAGTATCTTCAATCAACAAATCAATGTCATCTTGAAGTTCTTTAATCTTTGCATTTTTTAATTTTATATTTTTTTCCCCATTCTTTTCAATATTGTCAATAAACTCCTTTTGCATATCAATTTTTTCTTCTGTCATAACCTCCTTAATGGACTCTTCTTTGAATTTCTCATTAAGTCTCTTTATTTTGTCTTTGACAACAGAATTCATTGAAGAAAATATTTTTATGTCCAACAAGTCCTCTACAATATCTCTACGGTTTGCAGAAGATAGTTGCATAAATGGAACAAAAGATGCACTTCCAAGTATAACAATTTGCGTAAAAGACTTATAATTTAATTTTAAAATATTATCTTCTAGGTATTTTTGTTGGTCTACTGATGCTGCAGATTGATTTTGGAGTTCACCATCTACAAAAATTTCAAATATATTCGGTTTAATACCTCTACTAATCTTATATTCACGACTTCCTACAGAAAAATCTATTTCAACAAGACAATCTTTCTCGTTGACTGAATTTACTAGTTGGGATTTATTAATTTTTCGAAATGCCTTGTTAAACAACACAAAGCATAAAGCATCTAAAACAGTAGATTTTCCACTACCATTTGTTCCAATTATTAAGTTCGTATTACTTTTATCTAAGTTTATTTCTGTAAAATTATTTCCTGAAGATAAAAAATTACGAAATCGTATTTGTTTGAATGTAATCATAATCTCTTGGGGGAATCACAAATTCATTTGAACTAATTATAACATAATCATATCCATATAAATCGCATGTTTTAGTTGCTAATTCATCATCAACTTCAACAACTGACATTGGCGGATAGTCTTCTGCTTCCAGTAATCCTGCGTACCTCTCGGCATCATCCTCTTCCTCAAAGAAATACAACGATTGCTCACCATCCTCATTGAGGACTGCATATGCTCCTTCGTCTTCCTTTCCTTTGATTGAGAGTATATACATTATTCTAACTCTAATGCCTCTGAATAAATTTCTCCGATTATTTTTTTGACCTTTTCTTTATTTAAATCAAAATCGGATTCTTCAATGTATTTATTCAGAATCTTTAAGGTGTCCTCAAATTCTTCTTCATTATATTCAACATCTTCATCATAGATGTCAAGATTTTCAATAATTTTTAATTCAATAATATTTGAATTTGAGATCTTATCAATAAATTTTTCAAAGTTTTTAATATCAGTTTTTTTTCTTACAACTACTTTTACTATTTTTCCATCTAGCATTTCAGTATCTAGTTTCTTATAATCACTATCCTCGTAATATACTCTCTCAAAGATAGTATATGGATTCTCAATAAATTCTGTTTCTAAAGTTTCTGTATCAAATATAGTGAATCCCCTCTTGTCATTTAAATCATTCCAAAACATTTGGTATGGATTTCCTATATAAAATATTTTTCCATCGTCACTTGGTGTATGATAATGTCCTGAATATACTTTATCAAACTTTTGAAGTATTGATTTATCCAATCCATTCTTTTGATACTGTCCAGGAAAAACAATGAATCCACTCAATTCAAAGTGCCCAAAAGCAATCTTTGCCTGAGTGTTTTCAATAAAATCAAAAACTTCGTTCTGATTATCCTTACATATCCATGGGATGAATGCCAACCTAGTTCCACCAATAGTAAATTCTTTTGGTGAAGATATTTTTACTATATTCTGATATTCACCCAGAAGGGTCTCATTTGAATTGACTAAGTTTGTATTTTTAAAATATGTATCATGATTTCCAACAATTGAATACAAATCAATTCCAAGAGACTCTATCTTATCGTAAACATTTTCCTTTGCCCACTTTAGAGCCCAATAATCAATACCTTTGCGATTGTCAAATGCATCCCCAAGATGAATAACAGTTTTTATGTTATTTTCTTCTAGATAAGGAAAAAATATATCATTATAAAATTTCGCAAAATACTCATGAAAAACTTTGCTTGCTTTTTTAAAGTTATAATGAGTGTCAGTGATTAAAGCAATTTTCATTGATAAAGTTTAATTTGGATATTATCTTTAATGGTATTGTAATCTGAAGAATTAAATCCATCTCCATCGACAGTGAATACCTCATCATACCCACTACGTTCAATAATTTTCTCCTTAATCTCCATTTGCTTTTTCTCTTTATGGATTCTACGTAGAAAGGCATAGTAGACAATCTGAGTAAAATAAGCAAATGGATTGGTTCTTTCTACATCAAAATTATTAATGTAATGAACACAATTCTCTACCCCATCACTTATCATATCTTCCCTAAACATATAATTGACAAAGTTTGGACGATATGATAGATGAGTAGCAATTTTTAAAAAGCAATCTCCAAGATAATTAGAAATCATTGGTGGTGCTAATCCTTTGGATTTAGCATTGTCAACTCTTATCTTGTGTTGAACAAGTGCTTCATGGAATTCTTTATTGTTGACATAGTGAGGGTTTTTCTTTTCTTTATTCATTAAATTTTTAATTTGCTTATTGTCTAAGATTTATAATAATCTATTATATCACTGATGATATGGTAATGACAAGTATGTTAAATTTGACAAACACCCCACATCTACAATAAAATAACTCTGTCAGGGTTGATGACTATTATGGTACTTTAGTTATCTTGATTATAGATTTTTTCTAGGATTATTCTTGCATCTGCTATTGTAGATAGATAACCCATTCTTTTGGATAATTTTCTTTTAGTAATTGATTTAGATTTATTTGATAAAAATTTATTGTATAATTTTAACATATTTTTATCACTTACTTCAGATATAGTAATAATTTTATCAAAGTCAATAATAAACATTGATTCATCTGAAAAAGTTATCCATGGATTTAGTTTCAATGCGGTCATTCCAATTTGTTGGACTTGCATTAATTCTACAGTGACTGGATTATCTAATATTAAAATTGTTTTATTGTTTTCTTCACAAGGACAAACCTTAGCAAATACTTCTTCACCAGAAATTAATTTTATAATTGCGTAAAATTCTTCTTCCATAATCATTTAAAGTTTATTTGTATAATTTCATAATTAAATTTTTCTTCATTATAAATTTTTATTCTTTCAATTAAATGATTTAAGGTGTAATTTCTTCTTGATTTATAAGTACAATCATCAGATATATCATAGAGAACTGCCTCTGTTTTATTTTCACCTTTTCTTAAAATTCTACCTATGCTTTGTAAATTGCGTATTCTAGATTTTGAAGGTGAAGCAAAAATAACATTATGTAAATTTTTAATGTTAATTCCCGTAGAAAATGTTCCATAGGATGCAACAATAATTGCATTATTTTCTTTTTCGGTAATTTCTCTAACCTTTTCCCTTTGTTCAACATCAACTCCACCATGGACAAAAAATATTTTTCTATTTTCTTTTGCTGAATTATTTATGAGTTCGTACAATGGAAGACCATGAGATTCCACCCTATTGAAAAGTACCAAAGTATTTCCTTTTAAATCTAATGCTAAATTTTTAATAAAATTATTTCTTTTATTGTGAGTAATTAAATATTGAATTTCATCCTCATACTCATTGAATTGGTGTTCATTATGTTTAAGGAGTAATATTTTTATTTGTAATTTTGATAGATGTCCTTTCTCTATGAGTTCTTTTGTTTGAGTCACTTTATAAGATGGACCAAATAATCCTTCCAATACCCATTTATGAGTTTGGGATCCATCTAAAGTTCCTGTAAATCCAAATCTATACTTAGCATTATCACACTTAGTCATAATATTAACTAAAGATTTTGATTTAAATAAATGAGCTTCATCACCAATAATTACATTGAAGTCAGCAAAAAAACTTCTAGGTAAATTATAAATTGATTGCCAAGTTGTTATGACTACATTTTTATTTGTATTTTTCTCCTTTCCTGAATAAATTTTGTGGCAATGGTTCTCTGCATCCCAACCATAATCTTCAAAATCTTTATACATCTGTTCAACCAAAGATGTTGTTGGCACGACCAAAAGAATTTTATTATCTTTTTCTGTAAAATATCTAACTACAGAATAAATCATTAAAGACTTTCCCGATGCGGTTGGAGAAATTAAAAGTTTTCTATTGTATTTTAATGCATCATAAACTGCATTTATTTGATAATCTCTTGGTTTATGTTTAGAAATGCGATTCATGTATTCTTTAACTCCCTCATGGGAGACCATTTCATTCTCTTCTAATGGTGTTCCATAAAATTTATTATCTTTAAATTTAACAGAATAATCAAACTTTTTTGCCCAAGAAACTATTTTGTCGAGTAGACCTACGTATATTTCTCCAGTATGAGTAGAAAATAAACGTATTTTTCCATCCCAATATTTGTTCCTATATTGAGGCATAAATTTAGATCCAGGAACCTCAAAAGTAAAATATTCAGACAACTCTTGAAATATGTGAGGTTCCGCCTGTAATTTTAAATAAACTTCGTTCTTTTTTTGAATAATAATATCATCCATATCCAGCAGTAAACCTCATGTATTCTATTGCATTCTTAATCTGATAAGTTCTGTTTAAAATTGTTTTTAAAATACTATCTAAAAAATTTAACATAGTTTGATAGTATTCAATTTTTGATACTGATCTAATGATATCAACATCAGCATCCATATACTTATCGATATCTGGTTTTAATACTTTATGATCAAATGGATCATCTTTATATACATCTGGATCTGCTTTTCCAGAGTAGTATAACCATTTTTCTTTTTTTAAAATTTTATATTTATTCTCCTCCATTTTCTTTAACAGGAGAATATTGTTGTAGATATTATAATATTTTGAATGTAATGATGGAATTTTTAAAGATTCATTATGCAAATTATCTGGATCTATTTTTGAATCTAGTTCCCAGAGAGATTGTATTTCTTCAATGTTCATAATAATAAAAAAAAAATGTTAAATTCTTTCGATATTGTATATCGTATATTTAAAATTAACCTGAGCACTTAGATAATTTACATCGGTGCTTTTTGCATCAAAATCTAATGATGATAGTGAAGTTGGAAACATATCTCTAAATACAACCTTTACAATTGGATTATAACTACTGTTGTATATTAGAAGGGACCCATCTGACATTCCAGATATTGCTGTTTGTGTTCCTTTTGAGTTTTCATCTGAATCTAATAATTCCTGATATTCAGATGCACTCTCTGGATATCCAAATCCCCTTAACCAATTATAAACTAATAGGTAATTTTCCATATCTTCATTTACCATAAATGTAAGAGAAAAATCACCAAAAGATAGTTTATCTCCAGGAATTGGGATATCCTTAAGATAAGTTGGTTGGACTGCTACACCCAAATTAATTTCTGGAATTACTGCAGTATTTGAAAAGAAATCTATTTTTGGATATTTTGCCAAAGAAAATTTAAACCCAGTTGGGGAAAGATTATTTCTATTTGACAGTTGTTTTTGTAGTGGAGTTCTTGTTTCCATTATTAAAATAACAATCAATTTCTATACTATTATTTATTTGTATAAAAAAAGAGGGTCCGAAGACCCTCTCAATTTCCTTAGTGATGAATCACATTAGGTTGTCAACACGTACTCTTCTGTAGTAACGGTTGCTGTTTGCCTCAAGACGGCCAAGACCAGCATTAGTACCTTCAGCAAATGGGTTTGCAACGATACCATAACGGGTCTTAAATCCGATTTTTGGCTGGAAGCTGTTCTCACCAACTGCACGTACCATCTGGAGAGGTACATATGGGCAGTAGAAGAGACCTGCATCATAAGGTGAAGAACCCTTATAACCAACAACGTAGT